AACTCAACTGAAACGGCAGAATTTCTCACGATGGTAGGCATCGTGGGAATAATTGCCACTTGGATATTTTATTTAATTGTAGATTTATTAAGATGAAAGCACTTACGTTCAACCAATGGCAAGACCATTTGACAAAAGAGTTAAAAAAGGATTATAAGAAATTATATCACACATCTAAATTTAAACCAAATGAAAACAAGCTTCAAAAAATATCATCAAGACAATCCTCAGATTTACATAGAGTTTAAACGTTTAGCATTCCAACTAATTAATCGAGGATACATTAGGCTTGGAGCAAAGCAAATATTTGAAGTCATCCGATGGCATACAATGGTTGAAGGGAATGATAGGTACAAAGTCAATAATAATTTTACTTCTGACTATGCCAGGTTATTTGAGAACGACCATCCAATTTATGCTGGATATTTTCTTAAAAGACTTTGTAAATCAGTTTAAATTTTATATATTGTGACATAATTAACCAAGAGGGTCGGAGTTCTTGGGTAATTTAATAGGTTAAATAACCAAAGCCAGTTTTGCACTCCGACGCAGACTGGCTTTTTTATTTTTAAAAATGAAATATTACCTACACGATTCAAATTCATTCAATGACGAAAAGATAACTGAATTGTATCTTGAGTATGGGTATGAAGGTCTTGGTTTATTCTATACAATTTTAGAAAAACTTGCATTACAAGAGAAGCCAATTAAGACAAAAGTCCTTAAACATCAGTTAAATGTTGGCAAAAAATTAGAGAAATGTTGGAGTTTTATGGAAGAAATTGATTTGATTTCTACAAATAATGGCGAAACTTTCAACAAACAATTGCTAAACTTTAGTAAAAAGTATCAAGTTTCAAAAGAAAAAAATGCAAAACGTATTTCTGAATGGCGTGATAATCAAGCAATTAGTGAAAATGTAACACGTTCAGAACTTGTTTGTAACGCTGATAAAGTAAAAGAAAGTAAAGTAAAGGAAAGTAAAGTAAAAGAAAGTGAAGTAAGTTTTAGCGAAATGCTTTCGCCACACATTGATTTATTAAATTCTGAATATGAGAATTTTTATTCTTATTGGACTGAACAAAATGATAATGGAAAAGAGAGATGGCAAGCAGAAAAATTCTTTAACATTACAAGAAGGATTAGTACTTGGATGAAAAATAATAATAAATTTAGTAATTCAAATAATTACCATTCTCAAGAGCCAGTCAAAGGCAAGCATCAAAAGAACTTTGAGAATTTATACGAAATAGAGCAGAAACTTTTAAAACAAATTGAAGATGGAACATTTAATAATCCTTTCAGCAGAAAGTAATTATTTAACTAAAAGAGAAGGTTTAATTTACCAGGCATATTTAAAGCCAGCGATTAAATTAATATCTGAAAGTCAAAGAATAAGAATAGCTACTCAAGTTGTTGGATTAGCTAAAGCCAAATTGGGTTTAAAGGACAAAAACAAAGGCGAAGAGGAAATGGACATAAAATTAATTTTAACCGACCTTGAGGCATTTGGTAACTATTCAGAGGATGATATAATGATAGCCGTAAACAATGGATTAAATGGCGAGTATTTAAATCAATCTGAAACAAGCGTATTTTTTAATTCATCTATTTTTGTCCAATGGATTAAGAAATATTACTACGAGAAAAACGAAGTGTTAAGCAAAGTCGCTAAAGAAAAGCAAAAAGAAGAAAAGACTCCAGTACCTAATGACCAAGAATTAAAGAAACAAGCGATTGACACTGCTAATGAATATGCAAATCAGATAAGATTTTGTGAGAAGAACGACAAGAAATTTACGTTTATAGCTGGAGGCTTATCAATTCTATTTGATTACTTGGAAGAATTTAAGATTCCGACCATATCAAAGGAAGAACGAATTGAACTTTGGAACAAGTATTCATCGATTCAGGATATTGAAGAAAGGAAGATGCACTGCAAAACTCAAGGGTATATTAAATTTATAAATTCTTTAGTTACATTTGATTGCTATATTGACCAAGATGGAACTATTAAACCAAACGAAAAATGAAAAGAAAACTAATTTACGGAACGGCAATAGTATTAATTTGCTACGCTTATTTTTATGCGATTAAAAATAAACAGACAATACAAAAAAAATCAGAGCCAAAGTGGGCATTCGGAATTTCCGAATCTGAGGATATCTACACGGATACGATAGATTTAAGGTTATACACAAGTCACGGAAGATTAAAAAATACTAACAATTTAAACCAATAAGACAATGACACCTGAAGACAAAGCATTACAATTACTTGACCGATTTTCATTTGATTTTACAACTGATTTAAATCAACGTAAACAAGGAGCATTTATGTGCGTTTATGAAATTATTGATTACCTAATATCTAATGGAAAAGACATAACCTATTGGCAAGAGGTAATTATGCAACTTCATTATATTGGTACTGGAGAATTAGAAGCAAAGGCAGATAGGTTTAATTTAAACGCATAATGAGATGAAAATCACGGCAACAAAGATTAAAACAATATTAGTAGAAAAGCACGGATGGGGAACTATGTCAAAATTGGATTACCCTATTTATACTGAATTGATAAAAGACACGATGAAAGTAATTAATGAAATTTTAGTTTCACAAGGGCAAAAACAATTTATAAAATGATAACTAAAAAAACAAAGTTAAGCCTGGAAACTGATGGCAAGATTATTTCAGTTGAGTTCGACCATATTGATGTTGACTTGGATGATTACTTCCAGGCGCTTAAAACTTTAGTAATTGGAGCAACGTTTACCGAAACTCAGTTTGAGCATTGGATTATTGATGAGGCTGAAGTCATAGAAGAATATTTGCATAACAACAAATAGAATTTACAAAAAGAATACAATTTGTAAAATATGTTTAATGTTATTGTTAGAAAATCCGATATTAATTATTTAAATGTAACATAGTGAGGGATAAATCCGAAAAATTATGTCACAAAGTTAGATATATTTGTGACGCATTTATATGCTAAAGGGTATAATATGCACAATTTCAAATCTTTTATATGCACAAGGGTATAAAGTAAAGATATAACTTGACAATGAGAAAAGAACACGAGCATAAACTCCAGGTAGCAATTTGCAAATGGTTAGACTGGACTCAGGATTTTTACTATTATGCGATACCAAACGGAGGCGCAAGGCATAGGTTGGTTGCTATCAAATTAAAGATGGAAGGCGCAAAGGCTGGAGTGGCTGATATGTTTTGGATGGTTTCTAATAAGAAATGGAAAGGATTATTTGTTGAGGTTAAGATTGACAAAGGAACTCAGCAACCAAACCAAAAAGCGTTCGAGCAGATAGCAATCAATCACGGGTATTATTATGCGATTGTCAGGTCGATTGAAGACTGCGAGAGTTTAATAAAGAGATTTAAAGCGGATGAGATTTGAAAGATAATCATTTAAGTGCAGTTAAATGGATTACAATGAGAATACAACGACCTACAATCCAAGTAGTTATCGAAGGCGCAACCTATCACGACTTAAATTTTAGTCTTGAAATAAACCTAAATCGAATCAAAATGCAAAGCGGTGCTTCTTATCCAGCATACCGACAAACTAAAAAAATTAAGGATTATTTGGAAAAGCACGGATTATAATGTAAACTTTGCGTATGGAAAAGATTAATTATCAAGGAGTTATCAAAGAAGAGGTCAATCATCCTGAGCATTATCAGGGTAATGGCATTGAGGTCATTGACATAATAGATGCTTTCGACCTTAATTTTAATCTTGGAAACTCAATCAAGTACATACTGCGAGCCGATAAGAAAGGATTTAAAAAGAAAGATTTGGACAAAGCAGTTTGGTATTTAAATCGGGAACTCGAAAAGTGGAAAGGTTAATTTGGGAAGCCATTGCGGTAGGAATTATCGAAGTGGCTTTTATCGTTTATTTTATTTTTGAGATAATCAGAAAATCAAAGGAATGACCAGGTCGCAAATCATTGAGGAACTTTATAATTCAAAGGAGATAAAGCAAGCCTTGATGAAAATGCAACCAGCAAATTTGAGGGAAGAACTAAAGCAAGAAATGTTTTTAAATCTTTGCTCAATATCCGAAGATAAATTTTGGTCGATATACAATAACAACGGAACAAGTGGATTGAAATATTGGTTGGTCAGATGTATGCTAAATATGATTTATAGCACTGGAATGAATCAACCATTCTTTAGACATTTTAGAGCCAAGTTTGAAAGCATAGATGAGATTCACGACTTAGTTCAAATTGAGGATGATTCTAAGGATTACAAAGAAAAGCTATTTAATCGGGTAGAGGTAGCGAGAAAAGAGTTAAGTTGGTACGAAGATATGCTTCTCGATACTTATGTCGAATTGAATTTTAATCAAACTGAGATTTCGAGAAAGACTGGCATTCCGTATATGTCCATAGTCAAAACGATTTCAAACATTAAAAAGAAGATAAGGGATGAAGCCTGATGAGAAAGCAAAAAGTTTGTTGATTAATGCCTTGTATTTTTGTGGCAATAAAGCACTTGCTTTTGAATTAGCTTTGTACATTTGTTCATTAATACTTGAGCAGAAATTAAAGGCAGATGACCAGGCTTACTGGAGTTTAGTTAAGGATGAAATTTACCAAACAAATAGATGATAACGATAATCGCAGCCGTTTCTTTTGCAGTCTTTTTTACGATGACTAATTTATATCAGTCATTCGGATTAAACTTTAAACCTTTTAGTTGCACTCCTTGTCTAAGTACCTGGAGCGCTATTGTTTTGATTGTAGTTCCTATTCAGTTTCAAGAATGGATTGCAATCGTGTTTAGTTCAGGAATATTAGGAGCAGTCATTTATCGATTAATTAACAAACTATGACCGAGCAAGAGATAGCATTTATAGAAGCCAACATTATAAACTTTGAGGCAGTTGCTTTGGGGTTTACTAAAAACATTGACCGAGAAATACTTGAGGAGTATGCGACCTTATATCGCAAATATGTAAACAAAGATTTTAACTTCAATTCGTGGTGTGGCTCTTGTGTCTTTGATATGCTTAAAAGATTGTCAGCACATTACGAAGGAATAAAGTACATTGCAAAACTCAACCAACCAAAACCAAACGATGTCAAAACTAAGAATCTGCGCAGTCGGAAGTAGACATTCAGGAGTCACTTATCATCGCCTTGCGTTACCATTATCGGTAATGCAAAAAGAATACTGCATGATAACAGATTCGATGACCGAAGAGATGCTTATTGAGAAGTCAATAAATGTGGTTGTCGTTAATCGTTTTTGCGAATTGATACCATTGCCCGATTTATTAAAATGGAAGGCTAAGTTAGGCTTTAAATTGGTTGTCGATATAGATGATTTTTGGGAGTTGTTTAGCCAGCATTTATCTGCCAAGACTTACCGAGATTTAAATATCCCAAATATCATTAAGCATTATATTAAAGTGGCTGATGTAGTTACGACAACTCATAACCGATTATACCTGGAGA